AACAAACCGCACAGCTTCCCTCGTCTAGGTAATTTTTCTATGAACCACAATTTGAACGATTAATTGCTGGGGGAATACAATTCCTTTGGCGGCCAAAGAGATGGGTTGAAGACTGTTGTAGGTTACAAACCTTTGTACGTTCATAACGTCGAAAAACAACAGATTTTAAGTTTTAGTGAGAAGAACCCGATGCCTTATCACACTCGACCACAGTAATCCCATGAACAACTTGGTGTCCATTCATGCAATCTTGCTCACTTTATGCAAGTTGACAAAAACGTACACAATTCCATTTCTGAACCCTAGCCAGTTTACCTAAAAGTATCACCATCTGTTTCACGGGGCATTTTGAGAGTGGCCTCCGATTAAATTTATGAGTTTAAACCCGTGAAAGTTATGCTTTTAGACGATTATTTAAATTCTCTTAAGTGTGTCAAAGATCGAATGCTTTTCCATAGCACCGCTTTCACCTAGGACATGATAAACTTACATGCAAAACGTTTGGGCGTGAAAGTAATCTTTCCTCAGTACCTGCTTTAATAAGGCTACGCTGTGTCTTTTAAAGTAAGGGAACGTTTTACTGTGATAGTGAATTCTGAATACGTTACTTTCACGATTAGTAAATAAAGGAAATAGTCTAGGATCAACTAAGCCAAGAAAGATCTTCTGTTGATAGAAACCCCTGATAAGTAATTAGGTTATGTTCAAGTCACAGAGAAAGACAAGCTACCTTACAATCTCAATTTAGTCAGACATATGGTTTACTATAATGGTTAACCAGTTATCTAAGGTAGTCCACAAGATCTTTTTTCTGATCCAATACAATAAGCAGAATTTTTGGCTAGATACGTCTACCCCTCATGTACGTGCGCTAATGTTGATAGAAACACTCCAAGCCGTATGGTTTATTAATAACCAGACACCTATCAATCCTCATACACACTTTGCACAGTGAATGTGTGGGCAGCGCTCTTCAATCGGTAGATTAAGAAAGTTCCAACTCCAGATCCAGTTGCACTAAAGCCTTTTGCTAAATTTGTCAGAGATTTCTTTGACAGAAAATTGTTTCAAGACACTGATTGGATAAAATCTGGCAAGCCTATGGGCGTTTACGATTATATAGCTTAAGTCGATGATCGTATTAAAGCAGCTAAATATTTGGGTGGGTTGAAAATGTTTAAAGAAACGACTCACGACCATACTGCTTTTGAGAAATTATTACGGAAGTCCCACACAACCAGCTTTAATAGCAAAACCGGTGAGCGGTTTTCCACCCCCCATGGAAGACCATACTTTCTCAGCCCTGATAGACCCCGAGGATTCTCATCTCCCCAAGCCTTTCTTTCAGCCCTTTGTGGCTGTTACAATAAATTTATGATACAAGCATTGGCCAGGAGATTCAAGAAAAAATTTTTAATCGGGTTAACATAAGATTAGATGGAACTAGTCTTTTCAGAATGGAAATTAACACCAGAGACTCTTTTCCAAGGTCTTGATCACGGTTCTTACGATGCACATAGGTCCAAGGAAAATATGGACATAGTAGATGATGGTTTTCATGCTCGTGCATTCCCCGTGTGGTGGGAACACCATCTTGAAGTTTTGTGCAAAGACTTTGAAGGTATAGGAATTTCCATGGAAAGTCTCTATGATGTAATGTACGATCTAGTTAGACGGAGGGACATCACTTTGAAATACAAAGCACCAACACCAGGCCAATCAGTAACTGTTCATATGACTGGGACAGTACAAAGCGGTATTGCAGTATAGACAACCCTTTGTAATACTTTGAACAATTTATTACTTTGGAAGTATGTTAGATTTTGTACGTAGGTCAGGTTTGATTTTGCCGTCGTTGGTGATGACTCATTACTCCACGGTAATATAGATCAATTGAAAACAGTTGAAACGTTTTGCAAAACCATTTTCAGTCAGACTGATAAAGAGGAGAGTTTCGGTCTCGGTTTTTGTATAAAAGAGTACCCCAAGCCAGGTAACACGGCGGAATTTATCTCTAAGTATGTTGTCAAGAAAGGAGACAAAGTTTTTATGGGTAGAATGCTAAGTAAAGCAGTACTCAACACCCAATTTAACTCAGACGAACAGAGTAGTGTTCACGCCATTGCTATGTTTGGGGTTATGAGTGCAGAATGGGCTAAATGTTTCGATTTTCCAATCTACCCGGTTTAATAGTATGATGCCTAAGTTTAAAATGCTATTAGAGACATTACGACTCGGTTGGAACGTGAGTAGTTCAGTCACCCCTTCATTAAAAAGATGCGTCATAGAGTGGAATTAGTCTAAGGCCATTAAGCAATAACCATGGAAGATGTGTTGCTTTACGAAGGTCGGTAGGTCTTTGATAGGATAATGCGTGTTATTGACTACAACATGTCTAACCCGTCACTCCCTCCAACAATAGATCCACCCCCCATACCAGTGCCTCGACCTATCGTACTCAGGCCCCGCACTGCTTAACAAAAATGGTAAAGGTTCTTAAAACAAGTTAAATCTTATAGTAAGTGGCTATTTGATCGCAGTCGGCCGTACTATAACAAAAAGGCACGTTTTTACCTTGTCTTTGCTTTTTCCTATATCGTCCAAGGTGGAGATTATTAAGTTTTATAGGACTTGACGATTTGTTACTGGGGTTTAATTTTTTGCATTTGGGTTTTTTCAATGGTTTGTTCTGGAGGTCAGTGAGAGTCTCAGGTTATCCATTCACTGAAACATTGAATCTGAGTCATTTTGATTTTAGATTAAATTTAAGATTTTAAAATTTTAAAATTTTAAAAAGATTGATTGATCATTGATCTTTTTGCTTATGTTTACCGTCATTGCGAAAAACGGTTTGATCAATAATTCTTTAG